ATCATTGACTTTAATTTGTCTAAAGGTGCGATAACCTCAGGATTGTTTTGAGCACCTGGATATTCTCCTACAAGACCCATAGTTGGTCCTGATACTATACCACCATTAGCAAATGCTGTAGCTTTTTTATCGCTTAATTTATTCTTTAAAGCCGTACCTGCTGCAACTGCAGCAATACCTGCAACAAGTGCTGCTGGCCATGTACCAGGATTCTTAAATAATTCAGCAACTGCACCATTAGTAACAGCATAAGCAATCAATGCTTTACCTATTGATGATAAAGCATCTGCTAATATTGTACCTAATTTTGTAAAATCAAATTCTTTACCTGACATTAATTCTCCTAATTGTTGTCCAAATGCTGTCAGCATATCAATATTTAATTGATTGAATGTGCTTTGTAGTGTTTGAGCTAACTGCTCTAATGGATCAACTAATCCACCCATTCCAGCTTCTAAATTATTTATTGCATTATCATATTCTACAGCTGATTTTCCAGCTGCGTCTAAAGCTGCTTTTTTCTCTTTTAGTTTATCTATAGCTAATTGATAAGCTTCTTTTTGTGCATTATAATTACCTCTTGTAGCTTTTAAAGTTTGTTGTAATGCTAATTGAACATTTTTAATATTTTCTTTATATAAAGCTGTATCTTGCTTATTCTTAATATCATTTAAATCTTTATAAATTTGAGCAGATTTATTTGCATATTCTGTATCAGAAATAATTTTTAAATCAAGTAATTGGTCATATGCAAGTTGTTCTAAACCTAAATTTATAATTTGTTGATCCAAATTATCAGATGAATATAATTTTAAATTATCATAAAATGATTTAGTATCATTTAAAATCTTAGCATTACTTTCTTTTTCACTATTTTCAAGAGATTTGGTATTTTTATCAGCCTGTTCCATTAATTTTCTACCAAATTCCTGTTTATTTACAATCCTTTGTCCTTCATAATTAGATTCAATATTAACTAATTCCTTTCCTAAAGTACCTTCTATTCTTGCTCTTTCTTTAGCAATTCTTTCTTCTTCATTAATAATCAAACTACCATAATAAAAAAACATATCTAAATCATCCTTATATATTTTTTGTTGTGTTTTTAAATTATCTAATGCAGATGTATCTACTTTTTCTTTAGCTCCTTTTTTGCCACCAGTTTTACTATCTTCAAATAATTTAGCAAATACTATATTATTATCTATTATATCTTGATAAAGCTTAGTTTCATCGTTTAAGTCTTCTTGCTCTTTTTTAATACCACTTAATAATTCTGTGGTCTTTTGCATTTCTGGCAAAGCATTTACAATAGGTCCAAATGCTCCGTTTACAGGTAAATCATTTACAAACTTATAAAATTGCTCAGTAATACTAAGATTATTATACATCGCATAATTTACAGCTGTTAAACCTTTTATATCTGCTTTATTTTGTTGAGCTGTAACTTTATTTTGCTTAATTGTAAGTTCATTTTGCTTTCCTCCAAGTTCAATTAAAACTTTTTCAGCAGCTTTTACTTTTGCATATGCCCAAACAGCTTCTCTTAACTTATCATAAGATTCAGCAGCTTTTCCAAGAGCAATATCCTCAGCAGAATAACTTTCTAATAATCCTGGATATTCTTTTATAAGAGATTGAGCAGCACTTAGTCTATCATCCATTGATACAGTTACATCCTGTGAAACTCTATAAAGAGAATCTAATTGTACTGTTTCTGTTGCATATGTATCGGCTGCTTCTTTTGAATAATCTGTAGTAAGTTTTACAGAGTTACCAAATTTAATAAGACCCATATCCATTGCAGTTATAACTGCTACAACTGCGGAAAATGCAAAATATGCAGCACCAGCACCAGTTGCTAAACTACCAAATAAAGCAGGTAAGTTATTTTGAATACCTCTAAATCCATAAGGCAAATCTTGTACAACTAAAGCTAATGCAGACCATTGTTTATTTGATTGTTTTAAACTATTCCCACTATTACCTATTGCAGAAGTAGCTCCATTTGTAGCTGATTGAGTTGTTGCTAAAATACCATTTAATGAATTATAATTTTGCGACAAAGTAGCAATAGCTGCAATTTGTGGATTAACCCCATTTGCAACAAGAGATAACATATTAGCTTGTAAAGCTTTTTGAGCACTAGCAGCTTGTTTTGAAGCAGGACCAAAAACCAAAATAGCAGCTTCTAGCTTATTAGCATTTTTTTGTATACTAGCAGCAATTTTTTCAAATTCTTTATCAGTGCCTTTAAAATCACCAATCATCTGATATAACGCATCATTAACCCCTTTGAAATCGAGGTTTAATTTTAAGTCTACTTGATTATCTGCCATTATCCTATTTCTTTATATTATCGTATTTTTTTAAGACCTCTTTAAGCTCTTCAGGTGTCATCACTCTTTGCTTCACAAAGTTACGATTATCGCAGTCAAGTGGTAAAAGCTCATTTGGTTTAATCTTTTTACCTTTTGGTAATTGCATATTAATTAAAAGAGTAGTCTGCCATCTTGCTCTTATCCATTCTTGTTCTTCTTTATGACGGTAACCATACCAAATAAAATCTAACTCAGCCATCGTCATATCCCAAAACAAATGGGGAAGCACTTGGCACTCCCCCATTGTATATCTTTCAATATCAATCCACTCTAATTTTTTTTTACAGCGTCTTTTGCAGCTTTCTTATTAGTAGGTTGTTCAACACCACTATTCATACTTTCAGCAAGAGCAGCCATAACATCTTGAAACTTTTTACTTCCTAACCCACCCATATCGTCAATCCAATCACATACTTCTATGTCAGTAAAGTTTGGAGTTATCCCTTGACTATACAGTGGATATTCTGCTGCTGATTTAAGCAAGTTAGTAATCGCATCTAAAGATTGATTACCTGATAATGCTTCTGATATATCCGATGGTCCTATACCTTGTAGTTGACAGAATCTTTTTAAAGACCATGTACAAAACCTCATAGGTATTTTAGTCCCATCGCTTAGGGATAGTTCAAAATGTCCTCTCATATTTTGGTGTTTTTGGTGTTATTATGCGTTAGTAGCCTGAGTTAATTGACCTTGTCCTGTAAAAGAAGCAGAGTAAGTAACTGGAGATTCCATATCAGCAGTGATATCTAAGCTTTCTACAAATGCAGAACCAGACCAAATTAAATCTCCTACTATTGGAGTTGAACCAGTAACTGTAGTAAACTTAACTGTAACTACACCTCTTCCGTTTAAAGCAGAGAAAATATCTCCTACTACATAGTTTGTACCTGTTGGTTCAACTGTAGTAAGACCATCTGTAGTCAAAGACCAAGAACGCAAACCTGCGATTTGATCAGCCCATCCACCACTTGATTTAGTTGTTGCATCTGGTAAGTCAGCACTTACTGATAAAGAGCAAGATGTAGAGTGAGCTACAACTTCAGTTCCTACTAGAACTACTAGGTTTGTACCGTTAAAAATTCCTGTTGTTGGCATTTTATTTTATTTTAATTTTTTATAATATTTGTGTTACAAAATGATCCATTGTAATTACTCTTCTGAAAACATAAGCTTCATCTACATAATCAAAGGTAGCAATATTGCTTGTCATCTTACGAGTAACTATTTTAAAGTCAGGAGAAGCACTTGGGTAATCTGGCACATTAACGCCTATGATCACTAACAATTCGTTAGCCCACTGGTCTACCGATTTCTGCCCTACTTCACCTGACTTAAAGGTTCTATATACAACATCAAATTGAATAGTAACATCAAAGTTATAACTCTGTTTGTCGCTATTTTCTGCTGTTGTTTGACTGCTTATGAGTAAAAACGGAGGTTCTACATCGTCAGGTGCAATAGTATCGTAAACACCCAAAGAAAAACTTTGTGATGCTAACTTATCTACATAAGCCTTTCGTATAGCTAATCCGCAATCTTTCATTAAGCTTCCGTTTCCTCTTTTACTTCCTCAGGATTTTGCTCTTGAGCAAGCTTTGATAAGAACTGGGTTAAAGGTAAACCATACTTAGTTGGCAATTCTTGAATAAATGCGTCTAATTGTTTTACCTGCTCTTCGTTTAGTGTAATTGTCATGGTATTGATTTTGTACAAATTTAATGAAATATATTTATATAGGATTATCTTACTTTAAAGCTTTTTAAAGTATTTAATAATGTTGCAAATTTCTCATCAAATGTGTTGAAAAAGAATGGTCTATATTTCATATTATAATTTCTTAATCCTGAGCCTTTAAATTCTGAAGCTAAATTCTTTAGAGGTTTTCTTGTGCTAAACTTATAATTAGGTATACGGAAACCTCCACCAGTTCCAAATTCTACATAAGGAGCATATTTAACTGTTTCATTACCCATTGAGAATGAAGCATATCCATTTTTATAAGGGGTTGATGATATACTTCTTGATAAATTACCTGTTCTTTCGTATGGTTTTTTCGCCTTAGATTTAAGTCTAGGCAAATTACCTGCTTTTGCTGTAGCTTCAACTTGCATTGCCATTACAGCTTTATTAACCTCTTGTACTGCATAAGCCTTATATAATTCTGCTGAATTCTTAAACTTATCTTGTATCTGGTTTAAAGCCTTAGTATCTATTGTAAATGATGCCATTACTTTAGTGTTGAGCAACCTATTAAAAAATATTTATTACGATCATTTTCGTTTATGATAGAATTTATCATATATAATTTGTTTTGGAAGGTAATTGTCAGTTTTTTATCAAATACCTTAGATGTTGTATATCTGATTCTAAATGTAATATCAGCAGCAAAGCCATCTGTACCAGCTATATTAGTTCTAGTATTACTATCTGTAACAATCTCAGCCCAACAAGTATAATAAGCAGCTAGGGTATTTACAAAGCCACCAGCACCGTCAGAAGCTCCAGTCTTACTATTAAAAGTAATCCTATTCATTAATCTTCCTATCATTAGATAATTACGTTTATGCGTTTAAATGGCTTCATAAGCTCGTATGCGGTCATCAAATTAGCTGAAGGCTTAGTTGCTTCAACCGAAGACTCTCTGTACTCGTATAGGTCTGAAACCATCTTTAAAAGGGCAGTCTTCATTGTTGCAGGAGTTGTAGCATAACCACAAGTGTAAGTAAATCTAAACTCGTTATCAAAAATGCTAGTCATGTAGATTTTTTTGGTTGTTTCACCAAGCACCTGGTAATCCCCAACAGACATTGCTACCCAAGCTGTGCTATCCCAGTATTCTACTGCTGATATTGTGTTTGTAGGAACATAAGGTAGCTCTATAAAGCTATCTACATAAGCTACAACTCTTAATGTTCTAGGAGTCATTGCAACTCCTGCATATTGCTCAAGTCTTGTTTGAGCTGTATTGATTAAAGATGTAATCAAAGTATCATCTTCACTATAATCTACTCTAAGGTAATTCTTAGCTTCCGCTAAAGTAACCACTGTGGCTGAAGGTGCTACTGTGGTTGTAATATCTCTTACTATTTGCATTATGCCATTGTTTTTACAAAAATAACTAAAATATAGCGGACATAAAAAAGGAGGCAGTTTGCGGCTGCCCCCTTGTATTTTAGATTAATCTAGGATTAAGCTACGTTACCGAAATCACCATATACAAACGCACTGTTGTAGTAGATAGGGAATGCAATACGAGCTTCAACTCTTACAGTAATCAAGTTCTTTTGGAAGTTATCGCTATCCATTTCAGAGAACTGAACAGAGATACCTTGATTTTGCATGATTTGAGCACCCATTGACCAGTCACCTACTAAGAACTTATCAGCAGCGATTGCTGTTGATTGGAACACAGGGATACCAGCGATAGTAACAGTACCATCAGTAGTAACAACTGTAGAACCTGGAAGGCTATAAGCAGCGTTAGTATTCTTAGTATTCATGATAGCAGCCCAATCAGTTGGGTTGATTAAGATACCATTAGCAGAATAGTTACTAGCAGAAACCTGTGCAATAGCTTGTACTAATTGCTCAACATCAACTGTAGCAGCACCACTGAAAGCAGCAGCATTGATTGTTAAACCAGTCAAGTTAGGAGCAGTACCATTACCGTTCAATAACTGAGCATCTTCAGCTAATAAATACTTCTCTAACAAACGAGCTTGTAAGAATGAAGTCATAGCAGGTACATCATCTAACATTTGACGAGAGATTCTTACGAAACCAGCGATGTACTGAGCAGGAGCATCAGTCATTGTGATATCGAAATCTACTTGAGCTTTTGCACTACCTTGTGTTTGAGGAGCTACATCACCTTCACCACCTGATTCCTTAGGGAAAGTAAATAAACCTGTAGAAATAGTTCCTACTGGTAATAAACTTCTCAAATGCACCTTACGAGAAGGAAGAGCATATACTTGAGGAGCATATTGTCTTGGGATGTCACCTGTTAAGTTAACTGCTTCTGTCATGTTGCCTACTGCCTTAGTGTCTAAGATAAAGCCAGAACGCTTCTGCTCACCACGACCTAATTTTGCGATACTGTCAGCATTCTTTTCGATTGCTTCAGCAAGGGATGCGTTGAACCCTTTTACTTGATTTTCACTCATTGTCTTACGATTGTTTTTTGCCTCTAATTTGTCAGCAGCATCTTTTACTACAGCAACTTGAGATTTTAATTCTTCTAATTCTGATTTTAAACTGTCTACCGCTACTGCGTTATCAGCTTTTAATGTTTCGATAGCACCGTTTACTTCGGTTTTAACGCCTTCGAAAGCACTTTTGATTTCTTCTACCATTAGTTGAAAATTTTAAATGATTGTAAATATTTGTTTATCTCGATTTCAACGGAAATCATCGGGTCTTCCTCTTCCTCCAATGCTTCATCTTCTGGCATTTCGACTTCACCTTCAGATGATGGTTGCGGTTGTTCTTCAAGGTCGACTGACTCTTCTTCTTCCATCTCAGCAAGATATTGTTGTAATTGTTTAAGTTTAAGTTCCAACAATTCAAATGTTTCATCAGTAAAGTGACCGTTTCTTAAAGACTTGATAGTTTTACCCATCTCATCTACAAGAACAGACTTTATTTGACTCTTCACTCCTACTGTTGGTGTATTTGCGTTTGCACCCCACAATACTGAACTACCCTCAAACAATTTAATTTCATTGATTTCGTTATAGCCTGACTTTGCTTGTGACTTGATAGTCTGAAAG